AGGCCATTCGCACCTCGGATTTCGCCTAGCGATAGAATAAACAGAACCTAATTAAGAACTTTTAGTTATATGGCAAGCACAGGTGGAGTAAAACTAGGTTCATCATACGATGAAGCCCGTACTAGGAAGGTCAACGCAGAGGCTGAGATCGCTGAACTTGAATTAGCGAAGGTCAGGGGCCAGTTAGTCCTTGCGGAAGATGTGGTAAAGGCTTGGATGGATGTACTAGGAAATCTAAAGTCTAAGCTGACGAACATTCCTGCTAAGGCAGCGCCGATTGTAGCGTCTGAATCTGAGGCAGGTATGATTCAGCACATTTTGACAGATCTAATAAACGAATCGTTAGAAGAACTAGCAGCTTATGACCCAAAAGTTTCAGCGACAAGGATTAGCAAATCTGAAGCAGCACCTGAAGGAAGCGATGACGGTGTTGAAGCCGCCGCCAGTCCTAAGCGTGGCAGAGTGGGCAGACCAAAGAAGACGACTAGACTCGCAGACTAGCGCTGAAGCTGGCGTATGGCGTACCAGCAGGGCTGAATATCAGCGTGGCATCATGGATGCTTGTTCAGATCCGAAGGTCAAAGAAGTCATTGTCATGGCTGGTGCCCAGTTAGGCAAGTCTGAAGCGTTACTTAACATCATTGGGTATCACATCGATCACGATCCCTGTCCGATTCTGATGTTGCAACCAACTGAGTCTATGGCTCAAGCCTTTAGTAAAGACCGAATTGCCAATGGACTTTTACGTGCTACGCCTGTCCTTCAGGGTAAGGTCAAAGATCCACGAGCAAGGGACTCAAACAACACGACACTTCATAAGATCTTTCCTGGCGGCAGCATAAGTTTGGTCGGGGCCAATTCACCATCAGGCTTGGCATCACGTCCTATCAGGGTAATTTTGGCAGATGAAGTCGACAGATTCCCTGCATCTGCTGGATCAGAAGGTGATCCTTTGGGTCTAGCGAGGAAAAGAACTGCAACATTCTGGAACCGCAAGATCATTGCGGTATCTACACCGACGATCAAAGGTGTCTCTAGGATTGAGGACGCATACGAAAAATCAGATATGCGTGAATACTACGTCCCGTGTAAGCATTGCGAACATCAACAGACTTTAGTTTGGGCTAACGTCCGATGGCAAGATAACGACCCTGATACAGCGGCGTATATGTGTGAAGAATGCGGTGCTTTGTGGACAGATGCCGATAGGCGATGGTCTGTTCGTAATGGTCAATGGGTAGCCAAGACCGAGTTTAAGGGTATAGCAGGATTTAAGATTTCTGGATTGTATTCGCCATGGACTCCGTTAGCAGATGGCGTAAGAGAATTCCTATCCGTTAGGAAGAACCCAGAACAGCTAAAGGTATTTTGCAACACCTACTGGGGTCAAAGCTGGGAAGACGCAGGTGAGTCCGTGGATCAGTTCTCATTGTCGGAACGTCGTGAACCCATGGAGTTTGTGCCAGAGGAAGTAGCATTTCTAACTGCTGGCGTGGATACGCAGGATGATCGACTTGAAATCTCAATCATCGGTTGGGGCAGAGATGATCAAAGCTGGGTTATTGATCACAAGATTTTGTATGGCGATCCGTCTACGCCTCAGATGTGGGGATTGCTAGATCAGACATTAGGCCAAGTCTATGAGACAGAAGATGGCCGTCAGATCGTCATCCGTAGCGCTTGCGTGGATTCAGGCGGTCACTTCACCAATTCGGTCTATGCTTATTGCAAAAAGAACTACGGCAAACGGTACTTTGCGATCAAAGGTGTTGGCGGTGAAGGAAAACCAATTGCAGGCAAGCCAAGTAAAAACAACTCAATGCGCTGTCCGTTGTTTCCGATAGGCGTTGATGCGACTAAAGACTTATTGTTTGCAAGGATGAGAATCAACGAGCCAGGGGCTGGTTATATTCATTTCTCAGACAAGCTTAACGACGAATACTTTCTCCAATTGACGGCTGAAAAGATCATCACGAAGTTTGTCAGAGGCTATAAGAAACGAGTCTTTCAAAAGATAAGGCCACGTAATGAAGCGCTTGACTGTATGGTGTATTCTATGGCCGCATACGCTATACTTAACGTGGATGTCAATACCATTTCTGATAGGATAAAATCTAAACCAGAACCCGAAGTTAAATCGGAACCTATCAGACCACAAAGGCCCTTTATTCCGACGATGAGTAAAGGATTCGTCAACGCATGGCGGTGAGAATGGCCCACACAAATTATTTTGACGAAATCCAAGAAGGTGAACCCAAAACGATCGTTGTTGGGGATTATCTTCAATGGAAAAAGACAGATCTTGCTGAAACATACGACCCGACACTGTATACCCTTACGTATATCGGAAGGATTGCAGGCGGTGGCAATGAAATCAACATCACTGCGACCAATGGCGGCACCTACTATTTAATCCAAGAATCATCAACGACAACTGCGACCTATAACCCTGGTTATTACCACTGGCAGTTAGAGATAACCCGAAACTCTGACGGTGAAAGAATCGTCGTAGATCGTGGTCATTCAGAAGTTGTTCCTGATCTAGACATTAACGCTAGTGATCCACGTAGCCATGCAGAGATTATGCTGGATAAAATCCAGTCACTTCTGCAAGGGAAGGCAGATGCCGACGTTTCTAGCTATTCAATTGCTGGTCGAAGCCTGACTAAAATGACTTTCACAGAATTAACCGAAGCTGAGTCTTATTTCGCAGCAAAAGTAACTTCTGAGAAAGCTAAACTAGACGCACAAAACCATAGGCCAACTGCCGCCACGATCAAGGTACGTTTCTGATGGGTTTACTAGATATTTTTACGAAAACGCCTGAGAAGACCAAGCAAATCGTCAAAAGGGAATACGCAGCGGTCAATACAGGCCGTCTTTTTGCGGATTTTAACGGTTCTGAACGGTCTGCTGACAGCGAATTACGCAATGCAATCAAGCCGTTAAGGAACAGATCTCGTGATCTGGCGATGAATAACGAGTATGCAAGGCGTTATTTTGAGCTTCTTAAGGTCAATGTGGTCGGTGAAAAAGGCGTATTTTTGCAATCAAAAGCCTTAGATTCAGTGGGTAATTTAGACCAATCAGGCAACACAGCGGTCGAAAATGCGTTCAAAATGTGGGGTAAGTTCGGGAATCCGACCGTTTGCGGCAAATTGTCATGGATTGACATCCAAAAGCTGGCTGTTGAGCTACTTGCCAAGGATGGCGAGGCATTTTTGGTCATTCACCGAGGCGCCGAGTTCCGAGATTCCATTGCATTGGAGTTTTTGGAAGCAGATCAGGTCGATGAGCAGTTAAACAAGAAATTAGACGGTGGCAACGAGATCCGCATGGGGATTGAGCTTAATAGGTTCAAGAAACCCGTCGCATATCACGTTTTGACCTATCATCCTGGCGATTACGACTACACCACGTCCAAAATGAGTCCAAAGCACGTCAGATTGCCTGCTTCAAGGGTCATTCATCTGTTCAAACAGATTCGTCCTGGGCAGACCAGAGGCGAACCTTGGCTTGCACCAGCCATTCCTGCGATCAAACAGCTAGGCGCATTCCGTGAAGCAGCGGTAATCAACGCTAGAGTCGGTGCGTCTAAGATGGGCTTCTTCAAGACATCAGGCGGCGATGGATTCTTAGCAGACGATTATGATGGCGTAACACCTATCGTAAATGCTGAACCAGGGACTTTCCATAGCCTTCCGCAAGGTGTTGACTTCCAATCCTTTGAGCCAGCGTTCCCTAGCAACGAATTTGACTCGTTCCACAAGTCTATATTGCGTGGAATCGCATCAGGCTTAGGTGTTTCCTATACCAGTCTGTCAAATGACCTAGAAGCAACGTCTTATTCGTCAATCCGTCAAGGTGCGCTAGAAGAACGAGACTTCTATAAGAACATGACGGCGTTTTTCATTGAGCATTTCATCAGACCCGTATTTGATCAGTGGTTAGATGCCGCAATGCAGATCAATTCGTTCGGAATCCCCTTGGCTCAATACGACAAATTCTCAGTCGCAGCAGAATTCCGTGGTCGTGGCTTTAGTTGGGTAGATCCACAGAAGGAAATGACCGCAGCAGTTACTGGGTTGCAGAACGGCATCCTGTCTTTAGGTCATGTTGCTAGCCAGTACGGAATGGACACAGAAGAGCTTTTATCTCAGATCGCAAGGGATAAAGCCTTGGCTCAACAGTTCGGGATTGAATATGCCATCGAACCTTATGGTGGCAAGCGAGAAGAACCTGTTGTCGAAGATGAAGCAGAACGAGATTTGAACGAAGCACTAGCCGAAAGTCTGAAAAGGGCATTCAGCGTTGAAGATTAACCAAGCGATTGCATTATTTATAGAACGTCTGCAAAGGCTTGATAACAAGCGACAAGAAGACGTTGATGAGCTTGCGAAAAAGATAGAAAAGGTTCGCAAGTTCAAGCTCATTCCTGGTGATAAAGGGGAACGAGGCGAGACTGGCGAACGTGGCCCGCAAGGTTTAGCTGGAAAAGATGGTTTAGACGGCAGACAAGGCGATCAAGGCCCACGAGGTGCTGCTGGCCCACAAGGGCCGAAAGGAGACAAAGGTGAACGTGGTGAACCAGGGCAACCTGGGGCCAAAGGTGATAAAGGCCCTAAAGGTGATAAAGGTGAAAAAGGCGATCCTGGGCCACAAGGAAAGAAAGGAGCCGATGGAAGATCTGGCCGCATACCAAGGCACAAGATCCAAAACGGAGCCATAGCCTTTGAGCAACGTCCTGGTGAATTTGGTGAATGGATCAAATTCAACATGACCAACCAGTATTATTCTGGTGGTCGTGGTTTAACGTGGACTGATTATGCTACGGGGTTTAGCGTTGAGCCTACATTGTTGGAAACAATCGCAGAAGGCGATGTTTACGAGTATACTTACAACGGCGGGACGAATGCATATCGATTAGTCGGAAATCCTACGGATGCGTTCTATTCAAATTATGATGCCGCAACGGATACGTTGACGGGTTTATTGGCTGAGAAACAAATTAATATCTGAGGTGAATAATGGCTTTTGAACCACTTGATTGGGAAATCACACGTTCATCAGGAAATATCCGTTATGTAGGCGCAGACCATGATGGAACTGCTGGAACTAACGGTAGAACGACTCCGACTTATGCCACGGTGATTGAATTCCACCGAGCATTGCAAGACTTCGCAGATGACGCAAGCTCTAGCGGTGATGATGAGTTGGATATTACGGATGACAACCCATCCGATCGTTCAACGGATAACATTATCACGCTGCTTGGATCTTATAACATCGATGATGCATCTTCAGAGCATCTCTATGATGGATCTATCATCCAAGGTACTGGCGCAACACGGACTGTCTATGATGGCATCGTGAACTTCGGTAATGCGCCAACAATCCAAATTGTTCAGAATGGTTCAGTCATCGCTGACGATTGGTGGAACAATGATCCTCAAGGTAACAGCTTGGGCCTAAACTCTGATCCTGCTGGCGGTATTTCGCATCGATTCATGGTTAAGACGATCTTGAACAATGCTGATGTTGATGGCCGAAGACTTTTAGGCTTGTCTCGTGATTATGGTTTCACGTATGCGGAATTCTCTATCTCTGCCACTGCACGAGGTAACAACGTTCTAGCATTGAGCCGATCAACTGACTTGAACAACGCTACAGCATCAGGAACGGTTGCGACTTGGGATTCATCAGCCACCACGCAAGGCTATGTATCCTTAGATGTAGACAATAACGGCGTTGATGAAAACTACTACATCCAGTGGGACTTTGGCACCAGAACAGCAATCAATGATCTGTACGAAAAAGTCAAATACATCACCAGGAACGGCACTGCCGAGACGTTATTTGGTCTGAATGGTCTTCTGTTCCGTGGTGTTACTCATGAGCTTTCATTAAGCGGGACGAACTCAGGAACGTTCAGCGCCTTTGAGCCAATTAGTTGGACTGGTGGTACTGGTCAAATGCTTGCTATCGATAATACGACAGCATCATCTGCTACCAAGATGTACATCCAGCTTTTAACTGGTACGGCTCCAGCTACTTCTACGCTAATCACTGGCGGCACATCAACTGCAACAGCAACGACTTCAGGCGCAGCTACGGAAAGAACGGTAGAATCAACGGCAGCCCCAGGGCTTGGTGTTTCTACGGGTTCAGCGATCATTGGCGCTTACGGTGTTGGTGTAACGCCTGCTGACTTAGGGCCAAGCGATAAAGTCTTTGATCTGACTAATACGCAGGTTACGCCGCCTAATAATGTAACCTTTAGCGTTACAGGCTTGGCAAGCGGTGAAGATAGAGTCTTGGTTGGCCCGTCTTCTGGTGGAACGACGTTGGACACAGCGCAATTGACGTTGAATACCACTTTGTCATCTGCGACGACTACAAGCGTTGTTGTTACTGCTACGATTCCTTCTGATACGCCAGCATCAGGAGTCATCCGAGTCCAAAACGATGATGGATTCTATGTAAGAGTTCCCTACACAAGCTATTCAGGATCGACTTTTACGGTATCTTCTACGGACTTTAGTGGAACTAACGCAACGGCTCCGAGGAACGTTTGGATTGCATACATTGATGAGTTGGCAAGTTCTGCTTCTGCATCATTCACGTCAGTCTATAGCAGTGACAGAAACCTTGTGGTTAAGGTTAGAGATGGTGGCGCTAGTCCGATCAAGGAATTCATCACTGGTGCAACCTTGGGTACTAACGGCGGTTCAGTAGCAGCGATTCGTACAAGTGACGCATAATGGCAATATCCGTATCTTGGAACGGCAACGGTCGGCAATATACGGCGAATAATGCGTCAGATACTGTTGTCGTTGTAAAGTATGCAGGATCTGGTGGTTCCCCATCCGCTGCTGCGGCTGATGGTTCCATTGAAGGCTCAACTGCGATCACTGTTCAGGTCAACAAGCAGGGAGTTGCTCTGTTTGTTGCCTTACCGTCTGCGCTTGACTTTACATCAACAGAATCAGGTCAGTTAATCTACGTCTGGGGTAACTTTCTGGCTGCTTCGCTACTAAACACTCAAGCCGCAAACGGTTTTGGGATTTGTTTAAGCTCTGGGACTCCTACAGCGTCCAATTATTCTCTGTATTCATTCTATGGATCAGATAATTACTCTGGTGGCTGGGTTCGTATGGTGTTAGATCCTAACGAAACAAGATCGGGTGGATCAGGCACTTTAAGCCTGTCTAACATTACTCATATCGGAGTTTTCGCAGACGTAGGCGGTACTACTGCACGTTTTGATAACTTGATTCTTGATGCTTGTGATGTTGGGACTGGTTTGACAATAACAGGAACAACGACAGGCGATACTTTATTTTCCGAAATACTTACGAATGAAGCTACTAACCGTTACGGTGTAGTGCGATCATTGAACGACGATGGGACGGCTATTGAGCTTCTTGGCAAGCTGGTCTTAGGGGATACGGCTGGAGCTTCTACGCTTTCGGATGTAGATTCTAAAATCTTCGCAGGAAACCCAAAGTATTATGACACAGCAGAAACTACGTCCGTTCCGCTTACGTCATTTGGCGTAGAAGTAGTCGGTGGAGCTAGTGCTAATTCACTGGCTTTAGGTAAAGCTGTCGGATCTACGGGTGGAAGAAACGGAATAGCGTTAGTCGGTAACGATACCTATAACGTTGGATTTGATTTTTCAGATGGTAATGTCAATACGGGTAATTACTACGGATGCTCGTTTGAAAACCTGAATGGTACGTTGAGTTTTGATTCATCAAGCCATAACTTCAAGGGAAATTCCATTTCCAGTTGCGGCTCATTTTCGTTCGTTACAGGCTCAACAGTGTCTGAATGCGCTTTCGTAGCTAGCGGTCAGGTCGTCCTAAGCGGTAATGCAGCACTTAATGATTGCGTTATCACAAACAGCATTGCGACATCTGCTGTATCAACCAATAGCCTGAACAACTTAACTGATTGCACATTTACATCTAGCGGTACAGGACATGCAATTAATCTAGGTTCAGTCACGTCTAGTACGACTATGAACTGGAACAATAACGATTCCAACTATGCATCCACCGATGGCATAACGGGTAATGAAACAATCTTGGTCAATGTTTCATCAGGCCAGACGCTAACGATTAATGTTGGATCAGGTTATTCAACGCCGACAGTGAAAAATGATGGCGGCGGCTCCGTTTCGGTATCAGCAGGACAAGTCACAACGACGATCACCGTCAAAGATGTGAACACGCAAACTGCAATTCAGAATGCTAGGGTTTATCTGAAAGCCGATGCAGGCGGGCCATTATCGGCAGGGACAGTCATTATTAATGCGCTAACTGATTCAAATGGACAAGTATCAGATATCAGAAGTTTGGCGAGCAATCAGCCCGTTACAGGATATGCTAGGAAGGCGTCAGCCAGTCCCTTATATAAGAATGCACCGATCACTGGTACTATAAACAATGGGACAGGGTTATCAATCACAACCCTTATGATCCCTGATGAGTAACGTTCTGGAAAGAAATATCAACACAGTGTTTGAGCATTCAAAGCGGAACACTATGTTAATCAATGACTTAGAAAATAAGATTTCTGTACTTGAAGCCGAGGCATTATGGGCTAAAGCTCAAATGGACGATATGCGAAGACAGATTCAGATGTTACAAGTGAAACTTTTCAGTGGAGGTGCTACAAGTGGCAATATCCATTGATTGGCCGACTGGGGTAATTAACATCCCCAAAGCGGATCTGACGCTTATTCAGTCTAGCCCTACGGAAATCCGTCAATTAAACCTAGACAGCTTTAGGCTGATTCTGAAGGATCTGGAAGATTCCGATGAAGGTATGCCTTGGCCTTCTACGCACAACCATAATACATCCGTCACGGTTGGTGGGGTAACCCTGGCACGTGTGATTGAGATTATCAACGGCTATACGGTAACGTTTGAAAACGGACAATATGCTGTAAACCTGGTCGGCGCTAACTCTAATGTTGGCGATGTGGTTAATGTAAACCAAGTATCTGTCCGATCTGCTAACTCAGCGGGTCTGCAAGATTTGTCTGTCTTGTTGTCAGCAGCTTACCAAGGGGAAGTCTGTGTAGACACGGTAAACGGTCAGGCAGGGACTGACGTGCCTATAGGTACAAGGACGCAGCCTGTTAATAATTTCGCTGACGCCAAATCTATTGCGGTTAAGGAAGGGCTGAGAAGAATACGCATTCTCAGTTCATGCACGCTAGACACAGTAGACTTCTCTGATGGTTATGTCTTCACTGGTGATAACCCAGGGACTGATGTCTTGACTATTGCGTCTAGTGCAACGGTTCAATATTGCGAATTCAACAACCTATCAATCCAAGGTACGGCGGATGGGAACAATATCTACCGTGAATGCGTCATGCTAGATATCGATTTTACATCTGGATTCATTTTCCAATGTAGTTTGAATGGATCAATCAAGATCAATGGCGGTGAGCTTCTAGCCTTGTTGTCCTGCTTCAGTAACCGTTTAGCAGGGACTCAACAACCAATCATTGACTTCAACGGTAACGGCCAGCTTATTCTCCGTGATTATCATGGTGCTATTGAGTTGAGAAATCATACCGATACAAATAATGACGGGGATCTGTGCTTAGACTTCTCAAGTGGCGTTTGTATCATCCATTCAAGCTGTACGGCTGGCTACATGCCAGTTCGTGGGGTTTGTCGGGTCGTGGATAACTCCAATGGGGCTAATGTAGTAGATGAAACGGTAAATAAACTGGTGAATACTAACGCAGCGTCATTAGGCGTCATCAATGTAGGCGTTCAGAAAGCATCTAAACTTATTCCACATAACACTGATATCTAGTAGAATCGATAACGATTAGCTATAAGGATCAAACTTATGGATCTTAGCATAACCGATGATTTGATCATCGAAACTCAAAAAGACTACGAAGCTATGGAAGATAGCATTCGTTCAAGCGATAAAGTTGAATATCGTGCCATCCACATGGACAAAGGCCCTATTGACGAAGAGAAGCGAACAGCAATGATCGCATTATCTTCAGAAGAGCCTGTTGAACGATCTTTCGGCATGGAAGTCTTAGAACATTCTGAAGAAGCCATTGACTTGTCATTCTTGGCTTCTGGAAGGGCACCGTTGCTCATGGATCATGATCCAAAGCAGCAAATCGGTGTAATTGAATCTGTCGAACTGGACAGCGAAACCCGTAGACTACGGGCTAAGGTGCGTTTTGGACGAAACGGTATCGCCGCTGAAGCGTTCGGAGATGTACTCGATGGAATCAAAGCCAACATTAGTGTCGGCTACTCCATAGCGAGAATGGAAAAGCGTGGCAAGGATACATACGTAGCCAAGTCATGGCGTCCAGTAGAAGCAAGTCTAGTGTCGATCCCTGCTGATGTGACAGTCGGCGTTGGTCGGTCAGACGAGCCTTCCCAAACCATAACTGTAACTGATAACTCTAAGGTGATTCCTATGGAAAACGTAGAAAACGCAGTTGACGTTGCGGCAGTACAAGCGGAAGCTCGTAAAGCTGAACAACGAAACGCTGCACAGATCGTTGAGCTTGGTGCTCGACACAACCAAAGCGAAATGGCTCAAAAAGCTATTCGTGAAGGCAAATCAATTGAAGAGTTCCGAGGCGAACTTCTTGAATCAATTGGTTCTCAAAAAGCCCTGCAAGCTGAAGAAATCGGCATGACCAACAAGGAAGTTAAGCGCTTCTCTTTGTTACGTGCTATCAATGCTTTGGCTAATCCCCATGACCGACGTGCTCAAGAAGCCGCTGCTTTTGAATTTGAATGTTCACGAGCCGCAGCCGAGCAGTATGGACGATCAGCACAAGGCGTAATGCTTCCTGCTGACGTACTCCGTAACTGGAAGCGTGACCTGAACAGCACCGACGAAGCATCATTGTTCACGGATGATTACCGTGGCGGTGAGTTCATCGACGTTCTGCGCAACTCTTCTTCTGTCATGCAAGCTGGCGCACGCATCCTGAATGGTCTTTCTGGCGATGTGAAAATCCCCAAAAAGGCAACTGCTGCTGCATCTAGCTGGGTAACTGAAGGTAACCCCGTCCTTGAATCAGAAATGACTGTATCTTCTGTCTCAATGACGCCACGGCACCTTGGTGCATTCACTGACATTACTCGACAGCTTCTTCAGCAGTCTTCTTTGTCAGTTGAAGCCCTTGTTCGTGATGACCTTGCTCAAGCTATTGCTCTGGCAATCGATCTTGGCGCATTGCAAGGCCCAGGGACTGGCGGCGCACCGACTGGTATCAAGAGCACTTCTGGAATCAACACTGTTGACTTCGGTACTGCTCCTGTCTTGGTTCCTAGCTTTGCACAAGTAGTAGAGATGGAAACTAAAGTTGCTGAAGACAATGCTCTTCGTGGCAGCTTGGCCTACATCATGAACGCTGCTATGGTAGGTGCATTGAAGACCACTGAAAAAGCAACTGGAACTGCACAGTTCGTAGTTGAGCCTGGCGGTACGGTTAATGGCTATCGGGCCATCGTATCCAATCAGGTTGCATCAGGTGATGCCTATTTTGGCGATTTTGACTCACTTTTGATTGGTTTTTGGAGTGGCCTTGATATCCTCGTGGATCCATACGCAGGTGCTACTAGCGGTAATGTACGAATCATTGCAATGCAAACTTGCGATGTTGCAGTACGTCACGCTGTATCATTCTGCCTCGGAAACGACGGCGGTAGCTAATACCAACAATGATGAGCGGGGCTTCGGCCCCGCAAGTCTTGGTGATCTATGAAATATCAAGTATTGAAAAGCTGCGTCATTAATAGAACGCCTGTCAACGCAGGTTCTATCGTTGACGTAACTGGTGATGAAGAAAAAACGTTAATGTCATTGGGTAGAATTGCACCTTATGACGAACCCAAAGTAGAAAATCGATCAGTAGGCTTAGAAGAATCAGAAGAACAGCCTAAGCGTCGTGGCCGTCCTAAGAAGGCTGACTAATGCCCGTCGAAACTCAAGAAGATAGATTGATTATGCTGTCTGACTTTGGCGTTGACGCAACCTATACGCCTGACGGTGGGGCTGCTTCGGTGATCAAAGCAATCTTCTTGAACGAGTATTATTCTGTCGATGCAGGATCGGTGGGGATGGAAATGAGTCAGCCCATAGCTGTAATAAGAACGGCAGATGCCCCAAGTTTAGCGCATAACGATACTTTTGTTATTGAAACAATAACTTACAAGGCGGTCAATGTTCGTCCAGATGGAACAGGTATGACTGAGGTGGCATTAGAACAACAATGAGCCACGTAAGACAGCAAATCAGAGAACAAGTAGCGACCACAGTTACGGGATTGAGTACGACTGGATCTAACGTATTTCAGTCTAGGGTTTATCCGTTACAAGACGCAAACCTTCCAGCCCTTTTAGTATACTCAATCAGCGAAGATTCAAATGCCGATGTCATGGGTTCTACATTGGTAGCCCAAAGAGATCTAAATATCGTTATTGAAGGTTATGTCAAAGCTACTACTGATTTTGACGATACTGTGGACACCATTTGCGCTCAAGTAGAGGCAGCGATGGGCGCAGATAGAACATTAAATAATCTGGCAAAATTCAGTCAGTTAGTCGGCACAGAGATTAATTATAACGGCGAAGGTGAAAGCCCCGTAGGTGTTGTTACGCTAACTTATGCGGTACAATATAGGACAGCCGTCAATAATGCGGAGTCTAGC